TCTTGTGGACTTCGTGGTGCTCCTGATTGCCACCCAGCCAAAAGAGTTAAATCCTTGTTGCTTGTGCTGTTTAGAGTGCTCACTACATTTGTACTGCTTTGCTGAGACGCGGAATCGCTTATGTATAGTTCCGCAGACGTTGCTCCGTTATAAAAAACGCTTTGTATAATATGTTTATCAGAACTATTATAACTTGAAATATTTAAATTACTGAGTTGGTGTTCAGCCATAGTTCCCGATAAATACCGTATAGCAAAAGAGCCTGACAAACTATATTGGTAAAACATAAAAGGGTGGCGGTTATACCCAAAACGTGCACCCGTCCAATAATAAGTGTATCCGCCAGTAAAGTCAACGTTCATTCCAGAGGTCTGCAAATAATATGATGATGCGTTACCTTCAACCGCAGGCTTCCCGTTCTCAACTATCACCGCACCGCTTGAAACGATTTGAGGCTGGTTAGCTGTGGTGGTCTGCGTCGCGTCGTTGCTGTTGCCGCTTTGACAATACCAAGTTTTTACGAACGCATCGCCCGTACCTGCGAAAGCCAAAAGCGAAACGGTATCGAGTTCACCGAATACGTTCGCATTTATGTCAAGTTCTGCGTTGTCGCTACTGCGCCTGACTCGAATCAAAGCACCGCTGTACGAACTGGAGAGCTTGCGGAGTGAGTAGGCCGCCGCCGCACCTGAATACGTGTCGAGTAGTGGCGTGTTTTGGGTGAAGTAGTCGCCGATGTTGGATTCGATGGATGTAAGGCTTGCATTTTTGTTCTGATTCCAATAAATGAATTCTTGCATTGTGCCATCAATCCAACCCGTTCCGCTTTCGCGGTGTTTACCAATTCTCAAACCGCTTCGAGATTGATTTGAGACGGTTGCGGTTTTTGTGTTATATCCGTTAAAATAACTCTTTAAAGTTGCTCCGTTAAAATCTAAACTAGATAAATATTTGAATCCGTCATTTGTATGATTCAAATTAGTACCTGAACCATTATTAAATTGGAAGTTTTTTGATGCATCAATTTGCAAGAAAAACTTATTGCTCTCGCTACTATCAAAAATATTTACCGCCGGGCTTGTCGTTTCTACTTTAGATACAACACTTATTAGGGTGTCGTTACTTGTGAGCGTTACGGTGCTGTTGTCAAAATTGTCATTACTACCGTCAAAATCGATTGCAACCTTTCCGCTCTCCTTCACCAACGCGCCGACTGTGTAAATCGTCGGTTCTTCTCCCGTGCTTGGGGCTGTCGCTGTGTTTCCGTTTCCTGACTGGTCAAGCCATTGGTAGACCGTGCAACTCGTACCCGTGCAGAACGTCGTGATGGCCGCCTCGTCGATATTTCCTTCCGTGTCGAAGCCTATCGTTGTGGTCGTGCTATCCGATGCCCTGCGGATGACCATGCAATCCGTGACGTTGCCGTTTAGCCTTCGCGTTGAATATGCCGCCTCTGCTCCGCTTCCATAACTCTCATTGAGTAACCCCGTAAACGAGGGCGCGGCTGTTTCCTCTTCCCACGTTTGTAGCAACGTGAACGGTGGCACGCCATACGTTGCGCCGTCTTCGAAGCCTTCAAAGGTCGCCACGGTATCCGCGTAAGCTGTGTCGTCGGCAAACGTATGAATCAAAGTATAGTCACCGATTACGTCCGCGTCTGTAATGAATCCCGTTTTATGGTAAATCTTTCTTTTGATTACTTTGCCCGCCGCAGGGGTATCGCTTTCGGGATCTGCAAATACTCCGTCCCCTTCGCCCTTGACACTATAAGCGCGTTCGGTTCCTGTAATGCCCTGCTTCCCCGTTTCAACGTCATCTTCGAAACGGTTGGTGTAACTCACCTGAGATTTAAATGCGTTCGCTGTCGCGTCATATATAAGCGCCTGGTTGCCCGTAGGTGTTCCCACTATCGAAACGTCGCTCAAGTCGTTCAACGAAGTAGGAACGTCGGCTGTGTTTGCTTTGGCGTTGAGTGCCGTTTGCGTAGCCGTAGAAACGGGCTTATCTGCGTCGCTCGTATTGTCTACGTTTCCAAGTCCGATATCTCCTTTCGCTACGGTATCATTCACCCATTCGCTCCCGTCATAAATAAGGGCTTCACGGTTGGCGGGCGTGACGATTGAAACGTCGTCGAGATTGCCTAAGCTCGTCGCGCTCTGATCGTTACCCGGTAGCCATTCGCCCGAAGCGTTATCGTACTTCAACACTTGCCCGTCCGTTACGCCTGTAGTATCTACGTCGGTGAGGTCGTTGAGCGTCTCCGCGCCGCCTGTGTCCAAAGTCACAACTCCGTCTCCGTCATCGGTAAGAGTGCCGTTCGTGACGTTAATCGTTCGGACGCTTTGTACGTCGGTCGTCCCGTCAATCGTAAGCATACGGAGTACCCCGCGCCGTGCGTACGTGACTTCTGTACCTCCAGGCTCTACTCCGTCGATGGGAGCGTTGCAAGCATCCCACTCGTAAGGGATAGCAACGGACAAATCGAGAAGCACGCCGGAGAGGACGTTCTTCGTCTCTTCTTCGAGGGGCGTAGTCGTAGCGTTTACGACCTCGTAATCTTGAGCGAAGAGGAAGATATTCCCGCCGTTCTTAATGTCGGCGATAATGTCCTCCGCGCATTGCTCCGCATCGGATACCACTTCTTTTTGCCGTTCTACTTTATCGTTCTTGTCTGCTGGAACGTCAAGGATATAGACCTCGATATTGTAGGTCTTCGTTCCTGCGTCGTAGTTGGCTCCCGTATATACGAGATGCATGAGAGGGAAGTCGGTAAACTTCGAGAGGTCGGCATCGTCAGGAGACCCAAAAGAAAAGGTCTTGATAAAGAAATGATTCTCTGCGAATATTTCGAAGCGTTCGACTATGTTATTGAACGTGATCATGTGCGGCTCTGTCTTTTAAATAGCTGAGATGTTGGAAGACGACTTGAATAGGAAGCTCCGTAACCGAGTCCACCTTGAGGAGGTCTTCTCCGGAGAGGGCGTAGAGGATGTGATACCATCCCCATTTTTCGCCAACCGGATCGCTTCCCCCGCCACCTCCAGTAAAGAGGACTTCATATTGTGAAGCAGTTCGTTTCTGGTAGTCCAAAAAAAAAGCAACGTACCCGATACGAGGTCGGCGGGCATCTCTTCGAAAAGGCTTGCGTCTTCTTTGGCGGTGTATTTCTTGATTTCGTACTTCTCTCCGAGTTCGTAGGTCACCTCTCGGAAGAGAACCGCCATAACTTTATGCGCGTTCTTCCAAAAGTCTTCGAGGTACGTTTCGAGGTCGATCCATTCCCCCGCCGTGAATGCGTCCCAATCGGGAATAAAGCCCAAGCGTTTTCCGTCGATTGTAAGCACTTTCTCGAAGCGTGCGGTCTCTTGGGTTAAGATTTTATCGATATGCTCCGTAGCGGCTTCTATGAGCTTCTGAGGCATTGCCCGGAGTTTATCTTCGCTCTTGCCCGTACAAACGGAGAGCCGTTCGATTTGGTTTTCGCTCGTCATAATCACCTGGAGTTCTCCAAGCGTAAGATCCGACCATTTATGCGGGAGGCGTAGTTCCATCGTTTAAATAACTTTTATCGTTTGGTTTCCTTACGTCTCGAAAGTTAGGACAAAAAAAAAGCCCCGCGAGGGGCTTTGGCTTAGTGCTTTTCTATACTGTATTTTACGCGCGAGAAATTCGGTCTCAAGTGCTTTCGAACTTCATCCTCGTTTGGAAATTCATACGCTTCCGATTTGTTCGGAGTGCAAAGGTTGATTGTTCCCATCGCGCTTTGGTGCTTCTGTTGAAGGTATTGAACGCCTTCGTCAAAATGGATCTTGCAAATAATCATCTTCTTTGTTTTTGTGTTGTAAAGAATCCGGGCTACCCGCCCTATACGTCAAAGAACTTATGACAAAGATACGAAATAAATTTCAATAAACCAAATTTATTTTAGTTTGGTTTCCTTATCCAAAATGGAATGCGTGAAAAATGCGTGTTTGCGGGAATTTTACGGGTACCCGCATTTTAACCGATAGCGTAAGAGCCGAAGTTCGGGTTCGTTTGGTTAAAGGTAATCGCGTACCTCATCGCGTCGATAGCGTGATTGAATGAGTCGACGGGTTCATTGAGTTGCTTCCCGTTCTTGTCCTCCTTCCATTTGTAGTTGCGTAGCTCCTTAATGACGTTCACACTCCGAGCCGTGACAAGAAGCGGTCGCGAATGGAGGAATTGGATTCCGTTTTTAACCGAATCTTTTCCCTTTCTTGCTCCGTGAGTATTGAATCCGTGAGCGTGTATCTCGTCGATGCTCTTTGGTTCAGCACTGTCACAGATGATAACATCCGATCGAGTGACTCCACTATCTCGGAGGACTTTCGAAATATCCGAATTAGTAAGTCTTGTCGCGTAGCAGAGTTCGTCGACGGCGAACCCGTGGCCGTCGGTGTAGACTCGGACGATTGCGGTTGGGTCTGCGGTGTACCCGAAGTCGAGGCCGAGGTTGAGGAGTTTGTATTCATTTGGTATTTGGTCTATTTCTTTCCAATGGGTAAAGACGGTTGCTTGTGATGCTCCTCGTTCTCCGAGTCCGTAGACCCTCCAGAAGTTTTCGTCTGCTTCTTTGAATCGTTCAATCTCCATGACCACACTTTCAGGAAGGAAGGGGTTGTCTTTGTACGTGGTCTGAAAGAACGCCGCGTCTTCTCTTGGGATAACTTCGTCATAAATCCAATGAAATTCGTCTGAGGGGTTGTAGTCGATTAATACTTTCCCCGTAGTTCGGAGAAGGAGTTGCCGCCAGTCTTCAAGGTTTATCTCGTTGGCTTCGTTGATGAATAGAACGTCGCGCTTTCGTCCTCTTACCTTTTGCGGTTGGTCGATGCTGATGAACTCGACCATATTGCCCCAGAGTTGATACGTCGCGTCGCTCTTGTTGTGGAGGTCGGGGTTGTATATATCCTCTCGGTTGAGTATCTCGAAGAAGTCCCGCATCGCAGTGGCTCGAAGTGCGGGGAAGGTCTTCCGGCAAATGGTAACCACGAGGCCGCTGTTCTTGTGACAAAGCTCTATGAGTGCCGTAAGGATGGAGTAAGTCTTTCCGGATCGTGTCCCGCCCTGGTGGACTTGAATCTTCGACTTGCATTCTTTGACGTGGTAATATGTCGCGGGGAGTTTACTCATCCAACCACGAGAGCGGCTTCTTCTCTGTTACCTCTATCTCTTGCCGTTCGATATATCCGCGCTTCTTGCCTTTGGTCTTCAGGAAAAATATCGTCGCGGCTGGGTTGCCTTCCTTCACGAGCTTGTAGAGATGCGATTCTGCGAAGTCGAGAACGCCGTCCTGAATGGAGTCAACCGACTTCTTGTATTCGGGGTCTGCCTTCATCCATGCGTAATGAGTCGAGCGGTCAATCCCAACCATCTTCGCGGCTGTTGATACGATACCGAGCGACTTCTCGAGAGCTTCGAGCATCGCCTCTTTTTTGGTGTTGGATGTGTTGGTTTTTACTGCTTCCATAGCTCTGCCTTTTTACCTGTGAAGTCTTCCCATCGCTTGACGATTACGTCGCAATACTTGGGGTCTAATTCCATCCCGTAACATTTGCGGTTTGTTTTCTCTGCGGCTATTAGGGTTGA